AGTGGCAGTGGTATCGTGTTCTTTCTGCAATGCTTGGAATTTTGTAACCATAACAGCCAATTCTTCATCTGTAGCAGATGCCATTCCGGCAATGGCATTTACGGCATCGGGAGATCCGTCAGCAAAACTACCGATAACATCAGAAAGCCCCTCAATTTCGGAAGCTCTTCCGGTTAAAGAGTCGATATTTGAGTTATAATTTTGCCAGTATGTAATCTGTTCCTGCATAGAAGCGTTCATTTTTTTAGCACTTGTTGCTTGAACTTCTGCAGCTTCATCCCAAAGATTGTATTGACCTTGAACGCTGCTTAATGCAGATTCATAAGCCTGCTCATAAGCTTCTCTCAATCTACCCATTTCAGCAGTAGTGCTTGAAATCAGTTCCTGCATTTCAAAGGTGGATTTATTACTTTCTGCCTGCACTTCGGTATACTCGGCCATAGATTCACTTAATGAATTTATTTGCCGTTCATTGTCTTTAACGGCATCGGAAGCCTCTTTTTCGCTTGCAATCCAATCATTTAAAGCATTTGTAGCTTTTTCTACGGCCATGCCATGTTCTAGGCTAGCGGAAGTTCTATTCCAATCTTGCCCGTGATCCTTGGCTTTTTTCATTGCTTCCAATTTGGCTTTTTCAGCTTCAGCTAAGAACTTTTCAGCGTCGGCACGTTCCAGACTTGCAGAGGCCAAGGATTCTTCAAGTTTTTCACGCTTCGCTATCCGGCCTAACAAGTCGTCATGTGAAGTTTCATTTTTGCGTCGAGAAAGCTCTTGTTCCGCAAGTTTTTCAATAGCATCGGCAGTAAGATTAAGAGAATCAGTATATGCATCATATGTGAGGGCTAATTCGGGCATAGTATCATTTAAAATTTCTATGATACTAAGCATCTCCTGCTTAGCAGCATTGCTCTTATTTTCAGTCTCTGCTAGTACACTCAAACGAGAAGTGAGGTTATATATACTTTGTTCTTCCCGGTCGATTTCCTTACGGGCATTTTCAGATTCTTCACGCATTCCGGCATAGGCGGCTTGAACTTCTTTATGCCTGGTTGCAACCTCAGCAGCAGTTTCTTTATTCTCTTCAAAAGCAATGTTGCAAGCATCGACTTCTTTTTTTAGAAGTTGTGCTTTAACAGAAGTCTCACCATATTTAGCAACTACATTGTCATACTCTGCCGTTAAATCCTGCAATTCATAATATTGTTCACGTGAAGCAGCAGAAAGTCTGCGGAGTTGTGCTTCTTCGGTTTGAGATTCTTCAGAGCAAGCAGCAAGGGCAGCAGTGAAGGCGGCAATTCCTGTAGCAACAGTGAAAAAAACGCCAAGACCCGGAATACTTCCGGCAAACGCTTTCATCAGAGGTATAACAACTTTGATGATTGCTGAAACCGCCGTGAATGCAATTACCAGACCACCAAGAACGCCTATAAAAGTGGTGATTGATTTCATAAGAGCCGGATTCTTTTGCACAAATTCCGTAAATGCATTCATAACATTTGTAGCTAAATCATATAGCTTCTGGAGTACCGGAAGGAAAGTGTCACCAAGAGATACACGAAGATTATTGTATGAATTTTGCATCATCATGAGTTTGCTTTCAGTCGTTGCATATCGCTGTGACGCCTCTGCTGTCAAGGCTGTGTTTTCAGCCCATGCTTGATTACCTAGTGCTAGAGTTTCATTGAATAAATCTCCCGATTCGGCGGCTCTTTTGAGAGCGTCACTCATCCGAAGTTCACTAATTCCCATTTCGTCAAGCAATACAGTTGCACTTGCGCCCAAGCGTTGTGTGTCGCTAAGCCCGGTTACAAATGCAGATAAAGCGCCTGCGGCATCATTTCCAAATGCGTGTGCAAATTCTTGTGCGCTCATTCCGGCTACTTCTGCAAAATCATAAAGCGAATCTGAGCCGGTTTCAACAGCAACCTGCATTTGCATGATTACTTTACTGAAAGCAGAACCACCGGCTTGTGATTCTAAACCTAATGAAGATAATGCCGCAGACATGGACAAAATCTCAGCCTCAGTCATGCCGGATTGTTTACCTGCCGCGGCAAGGCGCATTGCCATATTTACAATATCGGCTTCGGTTGTGGCGGAGTTGTTTCCAAGTGCAACTATAGTTGAGCCAAGCTGCTCATATTCGGTTGCTGCCATCTGCGTAATATTTGCAAATTTGGCAAGCTGTGTGGCAGCCGTTTCAGACGTAAGGTTTGTTGCAACACCGAGATTTGTCATAACTTCGGTGAACTCCAAGATATACTCTTCGGCGATACCGAGCTGTCCTGCCGCTTCTGCAACGCCCGCAAGTTCTGTTGTAGTCGCAGGAATTTCAGTTGATAATACCTGTAATGCAGTTCCCATAGCCTTTAATTCTTCATCTGTTAAGTCCGTTGTTTTGGCAACACCGGTCATTGCAGATTCAAATTCCATTGAGAGTTTGGCGCATTCTGCACTATATTCGGCAATGGCTTTAAATGCGGCGATAATACCGGTAGATACAAGAGCTTGCTGTATGGCAGCAAAAGTTTCAGCGGAACTTTTACCATAGTTGTTTGCGCTGTCAGCCGCTTCCTCTTGAGCCTGTTTGACTTTCTGCAATTCTTCGCTTAATTTGGAAGAGGCATTAGCAAGATTGGTGGTGTCAACTCCGGCTTCACTCAATGCATTTTCGGTATTATTAAGTTTTTGCGTTTGCTGTTCTAAAGAAAGAGAGGTTTTATCAATCTGCTGTTGTTTGGAAAGTAATTGATTTTCTAGCGAAGCAGAAAAGGTTTCGGTTTCTTTAATTTCTTTTTGAACATTGTCGTATTGCTGTTGCAATACTTCCATTTTCTTTTGTGTGGCTGCTACAGCATTCTGCTGTTTTTCAAAAGCGGAGATATCAGATTGCGTTTTGCTGAGAGCGTCAATTTCTTTTTGCAAAGCCACAATTTCCTTTTGTCCTGATTTGAAAACGCTATTAAAGTTGCTGGCAAGTTGCGCATTTAACTGAAATAGCATGGAATATTCTTTACCGCTTCGCATAAAACCCTCCTTTCTGATGTGGTATTTATTTAAAAGCCAAGCAATTAGTTCTTAGGATTTTTCTTGATTGTTAGCTCGTTACTGTCTTTTATCCATAAGGGCAACTCTACAAGCGTAAGAGATAACCAGAAAGAAACTGGCGTATAATTCAGTTGTGACAGTACAAGACATTGCTGTCGAATCCATTTTCCGCCATCGCAGATACTTACTCTGCTACTAACAAAAAAGAGCGTGCGGCACTTCTGATTTTGTTATAGTCAAACAAGGATAGATTTGCGAAGAAGTCAGATCCGACTTTGGGAGAACTCGCACGTGCAGCCATACGAATCATATATTCGCCGGAGAACGCAGGGGAAATAACCATTTTACCCATGGCTTGCAGTTCACCTTCGATATTGAGACTATCCTGTCCGGTAAGCGAAGCCCAGTCGAAAGACATTTCAGGAATCAACAGATTGTTGTATGTGGCAGTTTTTTTGAATTTGTGCGTGTAAACATCAGTGCTTTGAGAAGCTTCTTTTTCTGCTACTGCAAGTTCCTCAGAATCAATCTCAGGAATATCCATACTTTCTTTTACTGCAAAGGTCTCAGGTGTGACAGTGATGTTTTCTGTGTCGATATCGTTGTTTTTGTTAATTTCATTTTTGTTCATAATAAGCTCCTTTCAAAATGACAAAGAATAACCTGATACGATTTTTCGTATCAGGTATGTGTGTTTTGTGTGTATTTATTTTCCAAGCGCTTTCCGAACTGGTTCATTGTAATCAATGCCGTTTACAACATCGATACGATTGAGCTGGTCGATTTCGTCAACTTTTTTGTCATTGATATAAGTTGCCCAATATCTAACAGAAAAAGTTATGTTGGCATCGCCGGGAGATGCAGGTGCAACTGTCCCGCCGGAGGCGCTTTTGGGTACAACAACAAAAATATGTTTTACTGGGTCAACAGTTAGCTTTCCAGCGGTGGGGTCTTCGTTTTGCTGTGCAATTCGCAGTTCAATTTGGTGTAGCCGATGCTCACGCAGAGTTGCAAGTTTTTGTGTGTAGGTGCGAAATGAGAGTGTCAATGTCATGGCATCGTAGTGTCCGGGCACTGGCACCTCAACATCTCCGCCAATTCCGGCGCCATTCATTGTAACTACTTTTTGGTTTTTGTCCGGCAGTTGAACATTCGCCATGCCAACAAATTCCACAGAGTCCTCATAGACTGCAAAATCAATAATTCCTACTTCCATTTTTCTTTCCTCCTGTTCTAACCTTGTAATGCAGACGTAGCATAGTTCACGTCATATTCAAGGATAAAGTTAATTTCTTGTGCGGGACTGGGTGGTGTAAGGTAATTATGAATCCGGATAATGCCGGCACTGAGATTTTCAAGAGGATTTTCCTCTTCTCTGAATTCTGCACGAGCGCCAAGCAAATAACCTCTTCCAACAAGTCCGTTTAACCAGATGTTAATTGTATCCAGAGTGCTATCTATCAGGCGACGATTCATTGGTTTATCGAGTTTGCTCCAGAACGTGCAAATTTCTGTGTTTCCAATCCAATCGAACATGCGAGAGAGCGGAATGAAGAAATCTTTTATATCTGTGTTTCCCGGATAGCAAGCCATATAATTGCCCCATGCTACAATTTTCCCCATAAAACTAAGTGCAGTAACAACACCGCCGGCGTTAAGCGTATTTGCTTGAGATAATGTTAGAATCACATCGTCACCGTTATCAAGAACCACAGAATCGCATTTGAAAGGTTTGTTGGACGGGCTTTCATAGGGGCAACCATCGTTGCTGCTGTCAACTGAGGCAATCAGTCCGGCTATTTGTGTAGACATATGGAATAGATGATTATCAAGCTTTACCATGGGCCAGCAAACAATGCTGTTAATGTCAGTGAGATTCTTGGAGTTTTTATATTCAAAAATGTCACTGTATTTGTTGACTCCGCCGTCTGAACTATCAATGTCGATAAGCGCTTTTGCGCCAAATAATCCGTTGATACTTTCGGCTTTTGTTGTCATAACAGAGGCGACAGCCGTTGATTTGGAAAATTTCGGCGCACAAATGAGGTCAGGAACAAGACCTGTCACACTCATGCACTGTTCGATAGATTCCAACCCCACAGCGACAGCGGTGTCAGTTACTACAGTAGGATCTATTTTGTTGTAGGTGACATTTAAGGTTGTGTCATCGTATATGTTGCCGCTTTTAAGTAATTCTATAATACAGTTTTCAGAATCATAAAATATCAAGTAATCCTCATTTTTGATGTGAGCATTGCCCGTGCCGCCAGCCGATTTTACAATCAATGCTTCATTATTAATTGCTTCAAAAGGTAGAGTTATCTTGTGGTTCAAAACCGGAAAGTCATTTGCGGCAACTTCTGTGCTCATGCTATCCGCATTAAGTAAGTTACAAAAAATAACAGGCTGACAGCCAAATAGTTTGAAGTGTGAATACATAAATTCACAGAGCGTATATTTCTTCCAGTCCTCTGAGTAACCCAGTTTTTTTACTGCGTCATTCCAACTTGTGCAAAGGATAGGAACGCCAACAGGCGCCGGTTCCTCAGCGCTTTGAAGTGGAGCCACGCCAATAACAAATGGAATGCCAGAGGTTGAAACAACGGGCGTACTGCTGCTTGTAGATTGTTTTGAAACGTAAATGCCATGTTTCATGAATTAAATTCCTCCTTAATTTGATTTTTGAGAAATGACTTTGTGATAAAACGTGTAAAGTGCATTTCCGGGTGTTTTCACTTTGATACGACTTTCTGCAAGTTCATTCACATGGACAATGAGCTTTGAAATCAAAGGATATTGTTTAATGGCGGCATCAATAAATGATTCTATATCTTTTAGATTTTTACCGCTATACACAGTTCCTGATTGGATTATGCCGTGAATGGTGGGTCCGAGATAAACATAAGCTTCCATTTGTTCGGAAATTGAAACCGCTGAATCAGAAATTTTTTGAGAGATATTTGGAAGCTCATTTTTAAAAGAATCAGTTTTAGTTTCTACAGGTTCAGACCTGTTTTTGTTCTTTGCTGTCATATAATCACCTTTCTTTTTGTTTCCGGTATTTTCCATGTGCTAGACATTTCGCCGGCGTAAAATGGTGCGGTATCATCAGGATAAATAAGTGTTTCAAGTCCTACTTCGAGATTAAGTTCATATCGATTACCAATGACGATTTTTTCTAACAAATGAATGCGCAGCCGTTCCATCAGATTCAAAAGCATTAAAGCTCCTTCCTCTTCGTTATCGTTGTAGATACAGAAGATGGACCTTATAACCGTTGACGATGACACAGGATTTCCCGAGGGCTGAATATCTTTGCTGGTAATGACTTGATGAATAATATATGGAGCTTTCTTTTGTGCAGCAGAAAAGTTTGGCAAACGCATTTGGTACATATCTGCAGGTCGGAAGAGTTGTTTTTTATCGCCTTTTTGTAATTGTGTAGGCATGATAATATCGGCGGTAGCTTTGCGGGTTTCATCACAAAGCGTTTTGAGCAAATCCAATCTTGTCATTTATTTCTGCCCCCATCCGTTTAAGACTCTGGAAATTTCATGATCCATTCTCTTTTCGTAAGTTTCTCTAATAGTTTCGTCCATTTGCTCGATGACAGAATCATTTTGCATCATGTGCGCAGTTGAGGGACCAAATTTTTGCTCCACAGGGAAGCGAGGTGAGCCGACGCGCTCAAATACAGCAATCGGACCAAAGATACTTGCAGCAAAAGCATGTTGAAGTGTAGAAGCGCCCCCGTTACGCTTGACTTGTGCTTGTATCTTGCCATTGCGGGCATATTTGGTATTAAAGGTTAAAAGAGGGAGGACGTTGCCAGCATAACTGATGCTCATGCTGATAACGCCCCCGGAATTGCCACTTATTCTGGATTTAGAAGAGACATTGCTCATAAAAGTTCCCTTGTTGATTGTGTATTCAGCGGCAGCAAATTGCCCAGCTTTTGTTTTAGATGTTTCACCGGAACGTTTAAGTGCAGCATGTGCGGCTCTGAAAACGCCGCCAGGAATACCAGCTAAAACCTTATTAGCTCTTTCTAGGTTTTTATTGCCAACTTCGTTAATACGAATATAACTCATTCATCTATCGCCTCCAATTCAATACGAACCATGCCGAGTGAACAGCCAGAAGATGCAATGCGATATTCTTTGAAGAAATTGCAAGCATTCTCATCATCGTTGATTTTTATGCGCTGTCCTTTTTCGGGGAGTATTCCGCCGATGTCTTCAAGAGAACAATGTAAAATAGTTGAAACTAGATAAAGTCCTTGAACATGGTCGGTAATTAGTTGGCGGCGGTCCTTCTCTTTGAGTTTGGTGAGAAGAACCAGAATATTTTCATAGGTTATACCGTCGTATACAATCGTGTGATTTGCTGCAAATTCTTCATTATTGAGAAATACATTTAGGTTGTCAGCGGCGACCATATCTTTGAAGCCCATTATATTACTGGTTCTTCCGGATTTAGATTTGGTGCTGCATCATCGTCCTCTTCACTGGAAAAATAATCGTCAAGCATTGCAACCATTTCTACCCGATTCATTCCGGCTTTGTATGTCAAACC